AGCTCACGCGCACCCGGGAAATGAATTCCGGATGCTGCCAGGCGACCAAACCAACGGTACGCTTGGTTGTGGAGCTTGAAAAGACCCATAAGGGTATTGTCTTCGCACTTAACGTAGAACGGGCTTACGTCAACAGCCCCGAGGAAGTGTTTACCACAACTCTCTCGAAACTTGCCGGCAATGAATGTTTTAGATTCATTAGTCTTGAACCCTGCATACGACAGAACGTCGATAAGCAAGGGCGCGGCACCCACAGGTACGATGATATCGTCACCATACACCGACAGGAGAGACGTACTCAATCCATAGACTTCAGTACACGCTGTCGCAAGAGCCCAAAAGATCAGGGTCTCCAACTCGAACGTGTATCCGTTGCCCATAGAGCTGAACTTCCGGTACAAGATCAATTCACCGGAAGGTAGAATTCCGTAAGGTGATCTACACTGCTCAAGTGCTTCACACCAATCGGCAGGAAGGAGAGCTCTCACGAGCTCAAGCGAGACAGTATCGCTCGCCATCGACAGGTCGATAGTCGCTAGCAGTCCGGTGACCGCGCCAAAACGCGCTAAGTCGCCATGTGTCTGTTGACCATGTTCCAAGTCGATGCCCACCCGACGCAGCGCTTTTCGAATTAAGCTGCCTAGACCTTTCTGAACATACATGTTCATAGAGGGTTCGATAGCGATCATCCGATCCGCCTTGTAATTCTTAGGCACACTATCCAACCTGTTCCCATCCACAACGCCAACTTCGACGTCGCGACAGGGACCCTCCGCGAAAAGCGGCCTCTCATTCCAAAGAGGGGAGAACGCAACACACGTCCTCGCAAGATCCAGATTATTGAACGTCGACTCCAGTTTAAAGGAGTATTTATACGCTTGATGGCCCATCCTCCGGGGTAACGATGTACTGGCCCCGGAGGTGAAACACATCCCGCTGTGTGCTTTGTTCCAATCAAACGCGCCCAGAACAAACTGGATTTTCCGTCGAGCCGTTTCCATAACGGCATAGACGCTGTCCTTCTGTGTGCTACAGAGGGCAGTATCAGTCTGAACCAAGCGCAAATTAGCTTCAGCACACATAGCCTCGGCAGCGTGAAAACGCTGCCACGTTGTCTCGGTCTTCTTGACGGATTTTAGCCCGTCATCGAACTTCGACATTACCTCTTGGAAGAGGTACCCTACCGCGAATCCACGGGGATCACTAGGACTCCCCCCATTGCTGGGGTCGGAGCCTGTGAGCCGTCCGTTTTCGGACTCGAAGCAGGAGACGTTTCCCTCCCAATGCGTAACTCTAGCGAGTTGCGCAATGAAGTTGCGGAGGAAAGGAGGAAGAGCGACGTTAGTAGGCCGATTACGACCAGGAGCTTTTCGAGCCATTTAAAGGTCTCCAGTAAGAATAGTCCGAGTTTATCCCGGACAAAGCTTTCAGTTGCAGGGTGCATATCCTTGATCCTGCTGTGGTCCCTCGCGGGCTACCACGATGAGCACCGGTCCCTATACCCTCACGGGTTAGTAGATCGGTTCCAGCTGATCAGCCACCGTAACAATGGTGGCATGATTCAGGAGGTTGCTCATCAACTTAAGCGTATTCTTACGCTCCTGTGCGGTTGCCTGCTGACTGAAGTTAATGGTCAGCTGCGCGGAGTTATTCCGTGCGACAACAACCGAGCCGTCGACAGTCGCTTCAACGGGATCGTTGAAACCAATGACCATCTGATAAGCACCTTTCTCACTCTTCGGCTGTCGCAGATCGATCAGGAGGGTTTCCCACCCCGGAACGGTCGTAGACGTACGATTAGCGAGCTTGGC